TCCGTCTCGCCCGGGACGATGTAATCCCCGACGACGGTGGATGTTTGGTCGGCGTACACCCGGGATGCGTCAACGGCAGTCAGTGACCACGAAAGGTCGATCACGCGCTGCACCGGCCCTTCCTTCGTCCGGCGCATTCGCCCGTTGCGCAGCCCCACGTCCCGGTATGGCCGCTGCTTCCGAACGGTCCAGCCGAGGTCGTGCTGATGGCCGAACGGGACGATAGGCCCAATCGCGAACTTCCCGCGGAAGTCGTCATCTGCCGTGTCCTGAACGGGAATGCGGATCCTGTAGAACTCATACGTTTCGGTGTGGTCGTGGACCACGACGCCGAAGTCCCGCGCCCATAGCGAACCGGTACCAGACGCAGCCTCCGACCCGTCAGGCGAGGCGAGCCGCAACACGGGCGTCTTCGTCGTCTGGTTCGTCCATGAGCCTTCAGTGTTCGACCCGACCTTCCTCAGCACGCTCCCGCTCAGGTCGAACGTGTCCCCGTTGTGCGCGTTCCTGAAGAGGTAGCGGTCCGCGGTGAACGTGCCCGAGCCTGGACGCACCACAGACCCGCTCCGCGTGTACGGAAGGGAGTTCATCCCGTGGTCTGCCTCCGCCGTCCCCAGCGTCTGCCACGCGGCGCCGTCCCACCCGTCGAGGTGAAAGGTCTGCATGTTCCCGCCGAAGCAGAACGCGCCAATCGCCGTATTCTCCGTGTAAGACTCGCCTGCGTTGTTGGCGAAGGTCAGCGACTCCAGATCGAACACGAGTTCCACCTGAGTTGCATCGCCGGTAGAGCGCCAAAGCCTTGACGGCGAGGGCTCATCAGCGACGAAAGCGAACTCGACCGGGTTGCTGTATCCGGCGTCGATCTTCCACGTGTCCGCTCTGCATGCAGGGCCACCCAGAGCGCGGACGGACACGCCGTCGAACAGCGTCTCAAACTGAGACCCAAACTCCCGGTAGCGCAGATCGTCTGGATTCACCCACTCTTCACCGAGTTCGTCATCAGAGATCGGCCCCCACCGCAGCGCGCTGTTGTTGTACGCCGCCATGTGCCAGCGGGACGTGCTCGTGGTGCTCGCGCGATGCCCCCACTCAAAGATGTTCGTGTTACCTGGGTTCGCGCCGCTGTCATCCTGGAGTGCGGTTGTGCTGGCGATGCCCTCCTCCCACTGCCGATTATGTGCCGGCACGCACACCCAGGTCTTGACGTTGCCAGACTTGTCGAGGGCCACCCTGATTCGTGTGTGTGTCGTCAGGTCTTGCGCACGCTCGACCGCGTTGGCTGCCGCCCCTGCCACGTCGTCCCAGAGTCGATACCCGCCAGAGTCGAAGCGGATCACAAGTTCGTAAATGAAGTTCGCAGAGAAGGCGCCGTCGCTGTCGGAGAATCGAATCTTCGCGCTGATCTCGTCTGTGGTGTTACTTCCATCGCCGCTGTCGATGTCGATCCCGAACTCAAAGAAGGCAGCCTCAGGGCCATTGCCAAGAGGCCCATCGCCTCCGCTCGCATCCGTCCATGTGCGCGTCTCGTAGAGCGTGTTCGCGGTGGTGTCTACTTGCCATGCACCAGCCGCTACGATCGAGCCGGTGCCAGCGCCCGTCTCGGTCCAGCCCATCGTTGATGGCGTGCCGATCGGGAGGTAGGCACCACCGCCAAGACCGCGCGTGTCACCCCATCCGAGGAACGCGAGAAAGTCATAGGTCTCGGTGTCAATGCCAGTGTCCACCGAGCCAGCAGCCGGGCCAGTGTGTCGGGAGAACCCGCCGAGGTAGACCGACGCCGTAGAGTATGGGTCGTGCGTGTCCCCAGACCCCGACCAGCGGGAGAGGAAGATCACGACGCCGGATGTCTCAGCAACGCCGAATGAGTGCCAGTACCCACCGACGGTGTTGCCTGATGTGGTCGTTGCCCATGTCGAGTGCATGAATGACCACGAGGTGCCCGAGTCCTCTGACACGTAGCACGCGAGGTCGTTGCCGCCGCCGAGTTGGTCCATGTACGCGATGACCCGAGGGCCTGACCGAAGCAGGGCGAACCCGCGCGACGTGATGGTGCCAGAGCCAGCGCCAATCCCTGCCACTTTGACAAACGTCAGTGCGGTCGCATCGTCAGACGCATTGAGCAACCGCGCCGCGTAGGTGGTCGAGGTTGACCCGGTGTTGTCCAGATAGCCGAAGATGAACCCGCCGCCGCTCAGCGCCACCACGTCAGGCCGCTCGGGCTCCTGAGTCCCGCCGAGCAGGTCCGTCTGAAAGTCGCCGTTCACCAACTCGAAGGACGCGCCGTGGTCGTGGCTCACGTACTGCGCCATGTTGTTGGTGCTCGTGCCGTCAACGAAGGCCACGAACAGGACGATTTCCCCGCTCACCTCATCCACAGCGGCAGCCATGTCCCGGATGTCGGCTGTGGATAGTTTCGTGTTGAGGACGTTGTAGCCGCAGGCTGCCCACGTGGCGCCGTCATCCTCGCTGAAGTACGAATCGACGTTATCCTCAGACGGGGAGCCGATGAACATCAACACGCGGTCAGTCACACCCTCCGCGCGGAGTTGGACAATCGCAGGGCCATGCTGCTCGTAGACCGTGCCCGCCACGTTGTTGATGCGGTCCGGCGTGAAGTTCGCATCTGTCCATGCCCCGGTTGATGGGGTGTAGGTGCCGATCTTGATCGCGCCCGAACTGATGATCTGCGTGAGCACGCCAATCACAACGCCACTGCTCAGCGTCACCGGCTTTGGCACGGGGTCGTGATACAGGCTGTTGCTGACCGTGTAGAAGGGGAAGTCGATTCCGGTGATCAGGTTCGGGGAGTCCTGCCCGTAGTACTCCGAGCCCGTATCGCCCGCGCCAGTGTCTCTCCACACGTAGCCGGACCGACCATCGCCAGCCAACCCGCCCTGCTGCGCGAACACCTCAAGACTCCCATCCTCGCTCTGCTCGCCGCTCGCCTGAAGGATGAGGCCCGTCGAGTTGCTTGGCACAGGCACGCCCGTAAAGGCCCCCGCCTGCGTGTAGGCGCTCTCCGTGTTCCCCGTGCCCTTGCTAGCCAGCGTGGCCGACGAGAAGCGCGCTGAGGGGATGAGGACGCCCTGATACCTCGTGATGCTTTTCTCGGCCATTACGCGCCCCGGTGCGGGTTGTACCCGCCGATAGACGGACTGATGGCGGAGAGTCTACGCGACAGCGATGACCCTGCATCGTCCAGCGCCTGGGACGTGATGGCCCCCGCCGCCTTGTGGTTCACCATGAGCACGCCAACGCTTACCCCGTTGCCGCCAGATGGCTGCTGGCCGGCGTTGATGTCGTCCAGCGCAGAGCGACCGATGGTCTGCATGCCCTGCCGATTGACGACTCCCTCTTTGGGGAGGAGCAGGGCCGGGACTTCGCCGCCAGCGCCCACCGACAGAACCTCTCCGCCGCTGTGGAACTTGTCAGACGACGCCGAGAACGCCACGCCAGCCGCGACCTTGCTCTGGATGCCGACAGCAGCCGCAGCCGCAGCCGCGAGCGCGAAGCCTTGAGGCGTTCCGCCGTAGGTCGCCAGCGTCGTACCGAACGCGCCAGCCGCCTGGAGTTCCCCGCGGAGGATGGCGAGACCGAGCTCCACGTCCCGGCGCTTCTTCGCTTCCTTGACGTTCGCTAGAGCCAGGCGCTTGAGCCCGCTGATGATGGTCTCGGCCACGTCCTGCGCGCTTGAGATAGCCATGGACGCGAGTTGCCCGATGATGCCGGACTCCTTCTCCGCTGCGTCCTCGCGCACGCGGAGGGTCTCGCGGATCGCGTCCTGCTTGACCTTCTCGGCCTTGACGATCTGCTTTGCACCTTCTTCAACCTCGGCGCCGTAAGTCTTCTGCTCCTGCTTGAGCCTGCGAGTGCTCGTAATGCCAGCCTCGGCGGCAGTGGCTTGGGCTCGGATCTGCTCTACCCATCGACTCCACGAGTCGTCCACCCCGTCAAGGGTTCCGGCCAGATCTGCCGTGGCGGAGTCGAGGCGTAGAAGCGCATCGCTGTACTGGTCAGATAGGCCGCCAGCCTTGTCGATAGCGTCAAAGTTCCCTCGGAGGGCCGAGCCAAGAACCCGTATCACTGTGGACGCAACATCAGCAGCGCCAGCCATAACGGCCAACCGCTTCTTAACCTCGTCAACACTGCGCCCAAACGCAGCAATGACAGGAACGCCAACCTCAAGGAGCGCGGTCCTGATGTTGCTTGAGAAGCGCTTGAACTCTTCCGACCGGTTGAACTCCTCCAGCATCTCAGCCGTGGCGCCCTTGATGCCCACAACGGTCGCGGCCAACGGGTCGAGCACGCTCCCTAGCGTGTCGCTCCATGCGTCCGAGAATCGCTTGATCTGCGGCTCGGTCTCGGTGATTTCGTACACCGCGTCGGCTACCAGCCGGAACGCCTGAACCATCTTCTCAGCGGTGAACACGAGCCCTGCGGCTCCAGCGCCGATCTTAAGGAACGTATCGCCTAGCGCGCTGCTCGACTTCTTCGCGTCCTTGGTCGCCTTCTCCTGCTTCTTGAGCGCCTGCGTGGTGTCCTTGCTGGCTTTCTCGATCTTCTTCTCAGACGCGGCAGCCTCGTCCCCGAGATGGTCGAACGCGCCAACAGCCCGGCGGACGCCTTCCAGAAGGTCGCTAGGGTCGAGACTCAGTACGTGGCGGATATCAGCCATCAGCCAGCCTTCCCTTCGAACCAAAACGACATAGCAGCGTCAGATGTCCCGCTATCGCGCGCAGCCTTGCGAGCCACTGAGGGCGTGCGGGGGCCAGCGGTTGGCTTGTCGAAGTCCACCTTCCACACCTGCTTCCCGTATGCCTTGCCCAGCGCGAGCACCTTGCTCAAGTCCTCCACGACAGCCTTGAGGCCCACGCGGTTGAGCCACATGCCAACGTCGCGGAACCCAGCGGGCGCCAGCGACTCAAAGCGGAAATCGGAATCGTCCAGCATGATTGCTCGGTAAGCCATGAGGTCCGCGCGTGTCTCCGCTGGTTGCTTGTAGAAGCCGAGGGGGTCGCCCCCCAGAAGGTGTAGCCCGATGTCGAGCGCGATTAACTGCTCTCGGCCTTGCCCGCTTCGGAAAAATCCTCGCGCGCGGTGGCATCCTCCTTGCTCGTCAGGGACTCGTTCAGCCTCGAGGTCAGCGCGCCCCACACCGTCGCCATCTGGCGCTCTGTCCATCCGTGCTCGTGGAGTTCCAGCAGGACCGACTCCCCGAAGGCGAAGTAGTCGCGGTCATGCCCGCGCAGGGTGGCCTCAATGTCCGAGTCCCGCCCGTACCAGCAAAGCCCAATCGCGGCGCCTCCGAGCAAGTGCAGGTCAATCGACTCGTTCACGTGCTGGCCGATGACTGCGAGTTCTCCCGCCTTCTTCGCCTCAGCCTCTCCGTCGCCCTCGCGGACTGCGCGGAGTTCGGCGCCCAACTCGATGATCCCGCTCTGCACCATGTGCGTCTGCCACAGGGCCGCATACATCGGCAGCGGCAAGCGCCACTGAGTCAGACCCAGCCCCTCGACCTCGATGGTGAAGAATCGGGAGTTGTCCGGTAGGACCCGTGGCGCTGTTCGTGCCTTCATGTCATTCCCCTCGCTCGGGCTCTCGCCCGGGGTTAACTCTCGCCGTTGATCCAGATCGTGAACGTCTGGTTGCTCGTCACTCCCGCAATCCGCAGGATGTCCGTCGCGCCGTTCGTGACGGCAACCCCGTCAGGGTCCGACCACGAGAAGTGCCCGCCTGCTGGGATACAGATGATGTCGCTGTCGTCCTTGAACGGGTAGCCGTCGCCTGCAAACGCAGTGGCGCCGACCCCGCCCACGTCGATCCTGTCAGCGTCGGACGTGTTCTTGATGAACAGACCCTTCACCACAGAGAACGAGACGGAGCGCACCGTGGCGCCCGCGTCATCGGTCTGCGTCAGGCTGTCGAGTTCCAGGTCGTCGTTCGCAGCAGCGTTCACCGTGCGAGTGTCGGACCAGACCTGATTCGCCTGCGACGCAGCCGTGCCAGACGGCCACTGAACCTCATACTCGAAGTCGTGCGACTCCTTCGCGCCACCCGTGTCCATGGCGAACGCGAGGGCACCGAAGGCGCTGATCTTGATGTCGGTCTTGAGTGTTGCAGCCATCGTTTACAGCCAGGTCACTTCCTCGGGCTTGTCGTTCACGACGAAGTCCAAGGAAAGGTTGGAAGGGTCGCCCTCGGTCAGCGTGATCGAGCCGGTCACGTAGTTGAGGACGAGAGAGTGCGTGTCGGTGCCGTCGCCCGCGTTGGTGATCGTCAACTTCATCCCGATGGAGTACACCTCGGCGTCACCCGCGCCAGCGGAACTCGCCATCGTGGTCTCCCAATTCGACCCGACGTACCCCGTGGGGTTGCCGGTCAGGAAGTGCCCGATGTCGGCCATGGTCGCCGCGCTCGCGTCCGTCAGGTCACGGAGGTGCATCGTCATCGACAATGTGCCCTCCACGTCGTCCCCGTAGCGCAGGGACGGCGGCGAGGTGATGCGACCCCGGTCCTTGTAGTTCTGCACCGTGCGCGACGACGGCGTGAACGAGAGGTCACCGTTCTCAAAGGCCGCGGTGTACGACTCAGCGCCACCCTCAAGCGCGCCCGTGGTCGTGTTGTAAGCGCCGCCGCCGAGAGCCGCAAACTGGACGGTCCCGTCCAACTTGGTCTTGACGATTGTGGACTCAGCCATCGTGTACTCCTACCGCCTGCGAGGGCGTTGGCGCTGGCGCAAGTCACGCGCGCGCCGGTCTCTACCGGTTGATTCATTGAGAGCGGAACGCGCCCGAAAGAGCAGCGAAGCGAAAAGGCCCGAGGGCGCAGGCTGGGACGGCTGGGGAGCCACGCCGCGGAAGGAGCGGACAATGGCTTTCATCTCGGGCATCACAGCCTGTAGCAGCGCGTGCGCGTCCCGCTCGAGGATCCGCCAGAGCTCCCGCTTCGATCCCGAGTAGTGGACGAACTGCGCGTATTCGACCGGGTTCCGAAGGATCCAGTTCAGACCCACAATCCGATTCTGCCAACCCTGAAGACTGCGACCCGTCACATTGACCGGGAACCACGTCGTGATCAGCCGCTCGCGCCACTGCCGCCGCAACCCGTCGAGGATGGCGGAGATCGCAGGCATGGCAGCGGCAGGTACAACCCCGAGCCGCGCGCCCACGTCGATGCTGATATCAACCGACATCGAGCAACCCCGCGGTCACTTCGCCCAGAGCGATGGCCGCGTCCTCGCCAAAGTACTTCTGAAACAGGCGCTCAGAGTCGTCGTCGTACTGCCCGACCGCATCCCCCGAGTGGTGCGCGTATGAAGCGTAGGACTCTTTCCCGAGCTCGCTCGCGTCGTTCTCGAACACCACGGAGACCTCAGTCACGTCAATCTGACCCGACGCCAGCAGGCGACCCGTATCGAACGGGGTTGGACCGGCGCCCGGGTAGGGGCCGCGGATCTCATCCATGAACCCCTCCGCCTGATGGGCGAGGACCGTATGGATTGCATCTTCCGCGACACCGCCGAGAAGACCGCGCATGTGCAGCACGATTTCGCTGATGTCGATCACAGCCATGAGGCACCATGAGCGGAGCGCCCCCAGGACCCGAGAGCCCACGCGGGAGCGAGACCGAGGGGGGAGGAGTAGATCCCGGGGGCATCTCCGATGCTCATGCTGCCCTCACAGTGGAGGAGTCCCGCGTATAGACGATGTTCCATGTGATGTCGGTGATCACGTACTCACGGGTCGCGCCGGGGCGAGACTCGCTCGACGTGCCCGGGATGACTCGTGCATCCCCGCCGAGGTCTCCGAGGATGGAGCCCCAGACGGCAGCCTCGATGTTCTCGATGTCCCGGAACACCTCTGGCAATCCGCCGAGCGTGCCTGTTCCCTCGACCTCATTCCGGGTCGCAATCTGATGCGACACGCGGGCAATCACAATCGCCTGCTTCCGCATTCGACGCCGAGCATCCGAGCGGTCCTGGCCCGTGTCACGAGTCGAGACGGATACCGCAAAGGTGCGGTGCGCCATCGGCTGCGGCGCTTCCTTTGGGGAGAAGATCATCCCGGAATCACTGATGCCGTCCACCGACGATGCGGCGCGACGTACTGAGTCCATGATGTCTGCGAGGGTGGATGCCATCAGCAAATCCCCCCGCCATACGGTCCGCGGCGCCAGCGAGGCCGACCCGTGGTGTACAGCAGCGGCTGCCCACTCTGACCCGTCTCGTCGGGGTCGGTATTGCCGTCGTCGTCCACGTCGTAGTCGAGACGCAGTTCGTCCCACGCCTTGGCGCACTCGGCCTTGTACGCCTCCCAATTCGAGCGGAACTTGCCGCCAGCGCTGCTGCTCCACATATCGCGGAACATCAACTCAAGCCACGTGCATTCGTGGACTTCGAACAGGTCGGAGGCGTCCAGAATGCGATATGGCTTCCGCGCATCCTTGAGCAGATGGCGGTTCACCTTTCCCCACGCCTTGTCTCCAAAGCCCTGAGTCTCAGCAGGCGTGTAGGCCCGCGACAGGTCGGTGTGGAGGCCGCGGATGTAGTCGGCGGATACGGTCGGGTAGATGTCCTCCCGCACGAGCGCAGCGGGGCGCTCGATGACCACGGTGTCGCCCGCGACAACGAGAGTCCAGACCTCGCGCCAGAAGTCCGAGAAGGCCAGCGTGTCGGGGATGGTCGAGGCAGCGAGCGTGTAGACGGCCACCTCGTCCGTGATGGTCACGGCAGCAGCGGAGACGATCAGGTCCCCGTTCTGGTTCTTGATGGTCACGGTCCCCGACGTGGGCGCGACCTGTGCCCCATTACGCCGCAACGGCATCTCCAACGTCTGCGTCCGCGCACGAACGATGAAGTCCGGTCGGTCAAAGTCTGACGTGTAGAGAGTCCGTTGCGGCATGGGTCAGAGTCCTAGGAGAGAGCGACGGAGCCGTTGTTCACGGTCACTTCCCACGCGAGGACGCCAGCCAACTGGATGGCCTCCACGATGAGGACCTGCCGCGCGGTGGCGAAGGTCGCGATCGTGTTGCCTGCGACGTTGATGGCCGAGGCGAACGTGATCACACGGTCTCCGCCACCATCGACATCGAAGCAGAAGATCAGCCGAAGGCCGAGACTCGGGGGGATAGCGACCGTGCCGGTTTCGCCACCCGCTCCAGTGGTGATTGGAATCACCGCAGAGGCGGTCACGGGGACAGCAGCAGCATCGCCCGGGTCGGCAATCGCGCCAGCGCCGACGGTGCCCCACGCGGAGGCTCCGTCCGTGTTGACGTAGATGACCTCGGAGGCGCCGCCGCCATCCTGTCGGAGAAAGACCGAGCCCTGCGGCTTCGTCAGCGTCCCGTTCGGGTCGCCCTCTCCGGTGGTGATGATCGGGGCGACCTCGGCCTCGTCGATGCGGTTGGAGCCGACCACGGCCACCTCAGCGTATGCGACGGGGTTCTGAAGTCCGAGCGGCCGGGGGGCCTTTCCTGCGTTGTCTCGTACGAGTGCCATTTCACGGTCCTTTCAGACGGACGCCGAGGCGTCGGTGATTGTGTGGCGGTGGTCCTACTTGTCTGAGGTAGGCGCCTTCTTCTTGCGGGGAGCGCGCTTGCGCTTCGGCTTTGCGGGAGCCTTCGGCACCTCAGCCTTCGGCTCAGTCACCTTGCGCTCGGGCTCAGACTCAGAGACGCGACGACCAGCGGCAGGCTTCGGAGGAACGAACCCGGAATGCGGGCGCCCCTCATGGTCGAGCGTGTACCCGAGTCCGCCGCCGTCCGTGTGGACGCGGACGGACACGCCGCCGAGGCCAGGCCCGAACGTGATCGCGAACGAGCCGTCGTCAGCAGGCTCACCGACCACAGGGTCAGCGTCGGACTCTGACCACGCCTTGCGCCCGGTCGAGTCCTTGTGGCTGTGCGCCGTCTTCGCGCGGGCCTGTCGAATCACTTTGGGGTCGAGATCGCTCATCCGCGCTTCCTCCGGTGTGCTCGTTCGGCGCATTCGCGCGCCTTCTCACGGGAGAACGCGGGATCGTTCCCCGAGTTCGCCAGATGGCCGGTCATCAACTCCATCTTGCGACGGACTTCCGGGTCTTCACCGCTGAAGGATTGGGCGCCTCTGGACTCCCGCTCCTGCATCCTGCGGACAATGCCCGTACCGGGGAGGTTGTTGCTCACTTGCTGGCCTGCTTCCGGGGACGACCCGGCCCGCGCTTCGTGGGAGTCTCGGGCTCAGCGTCCACATCCACAGCAGGGCGCTTCACGCCGTTGAGGATGTCGTGGGCCTCGGTGATGGAACAGCCGTGCTCCATGCCGTACAGGGTCGCCTGGAAGGTGTCCAACTTGCTCCGCACCGCGCCGTTGCTCGGCTCTGCGCCGACACGAGCCACGAGGCGGTCGATGCGCGACTGCTGCTGCTCCAACTTCCCGCGCCGGACCTCTTCGTGCATCGGTGCGACGATCTTCGAGGTCAGCAGGAACCGCTGGAAGTCGTGGAACTCGTCGTCGTTGTGGCGCCGGTAACCCCGGGTCCCCACGATGTTCCACTCCTCGAACATGCCGAAATGAACTTTGTTCCCCGACGTGTTGTCGAGGTCGCGGACGTAGCCGTCGTAACCCTCAGCCTCGAGGCGCGAATCGAAAGGCTCGATGATGGTTCCCGCCTTGCTGCGGATGACCTGAGCCGGTCCGGTCGGGTCGAACCCACCGGGCATGCGCTTGTTGTTCGCGCCGCCGTTGACGCCTGCGACCCACGCCATCTTGCGCAGTGCGGGCAGCCATTCACCAGTCTCTGGGAGCCAGTTCCACGCCTCGGGGAGGGTGAACCAGCGGAAGGGGGGAGAGGGCTTCGCGTCCCGCTTCGGGAGTCGCGTCTCGTTGCCCTGTCCCGGGCGCTGCATCTTTCGACCTTCGATCGCCATGGTCTTGTCTCGCTCGCTCTAGTGCGATTGCGGCGGGCCAGCACAACGCCAACCCGCCGCCCTCGCGGTCTGCTCTATCGGTCGGTGATGATCGCGCAGGCGCGCAGATCCTCGTTCTCGACGACGCCCGTGTAGTAGTTGCCCACCACGTCGGTCAGGCCCGAGGCCGGGTCGCGCTGGAACTCGATCCAGGCGGGGGACCGCTCCGGGACCGTCTCCTTCAGGCTGCCCGCGTTCTTCAGCATTGGGGCGACGTTGCCCTCGACGTACCCGAAGGCACCGAGCGACCACATGCAGCCAGCCGAGTCCGCGCCGCCGTTGGCGGTGGGGACCTGATCGGAGGTCCAGAACTGGACGTTGTTCCACACACCCTTGAACCCGGGGGGCTTCGCGCCCATCATCATCGCCGTGTCAGCCTTGAACTGGTTGGCACCGCCCTCGCCGCGAAGCGAGTTCATGAAGTTGTTGAACTGCTCCGGGTAGAGGGTGACGAAGAACGGGGGCTCGTTGCTCTCGTTCTGAAGCTGGAAGATGGCGTCGTAGATGTCATCCACGCTCAGGTCCACCGTGGTGGTTCCGACCGAGTTCGCGACACTGGAGAACAGCGCGGCGATGAGGCCGGTGCGCCGGATTGTCACCGCGTTGGCGATGTCCTCAGCGACCTTTTGCGGGGTCATCGCCATTCCGGGTGCGCCCGTGCCGACGAAGAGGTCGGTGTAGGTGCGGCGGATGGCCTGCCGTGCGATGGCAGCCTGAACGCTCGACGTTCCGAAGTCAGTCACCGCGACAGCGGCGCCCTCAGCGGGCGCGGTCATCGCGTCGTCAAGGTCGACCTGCGAGATGTTCGTGGTGCTGGACCCGCTTCCGGCGAGGTCGCCAAAGTTGAGCATGCCGACGCTGTACAGGTCGGTCTTGTCAACCAGAAGGGTCCAGAGAAGAGGGTTCGCAACCTCAGCAGCGCGGAGGTCTGCGCCTTCATTCGCGTAATCGATAGCCATGGGATAGGGCTCCTGTGAGTCCCGACCCTTATCGCCCTTAACGGAGGCGTCCCGCTGGCCGGCGGGTGGTGTTCGTTGGCCTCGCTTCGCGCGGGCCGGTGTGGCGCTATCCTAAAACATACACACTGGTGTGTGTCAAATCGTTTCAGGGTGTCAGTTCGTTTTGAAACGCTCGGGGTTCTTCACCGTGTAGCCGTACTTCGCAGCAGCGGCGACAGGATCCCGCTTGAATTCGACAGACACAGGCACGCGCCCGTTGGGTGCTGATCCTGCGCTCGCCGGGTCGCCTCGACCAGCCTGCCGAGAGGGGGCGGCAGGGGCAGGCGCGGGAACTGGAACAGGCTCGCCAGCGACCGGCGCAGGCGACGGGGCAGCAGGCTCAGCAGCGACAGCAGACGGCGTTCCGAAACTGTAGCGGGCAGCCTTGTAGACGGGCGATTCGGTCTGCCCCGCGAGGAACTCAGCGAAGTCGCCGCGCTGGTCTTCGGGCAGTCGCGAGTACTTGCCCGCGAAGAACTCGCGCCCGTCCGCGTCAAGGTGGTGCTTGTCGGCCATGAGGAGCGAACGCTCCGCGGCACTCGTGGCGCCGGTCAACTTCGCTTCCAACTCCGCGACCCGCTGGTTCTGCGTCTCAAGTTGAGCGCCCACGGTCCCGAAGGCCGACACCTTCTCGACCAACCCATCATGGGCAGCCTGAAGCGTGGTGAACTCCTGCTCTCGCAGGGTGTAGCGCGCCTTCTCCTCCGTGACCTGAGCCAGCGCAGCGTCCCGCGCCTCGATGGCCTCGCGCTTCTGGGCGCGTACCTCTGCGATGGTCTTCTCAAGTCCGCTCGTGTGCGTGTCGTCGCTCATGGTGTTCCTCGCTCTGTTCCGTTGATGCGCTCCTGAAGGTGCGCGATAAGGCGCTCCTCAGCGCCCCCGATCTCATTCCAGTCCGCTTCCCACTGCCTCATGATGTCCGTAGCGCCAGCGTTATCCACTCCCTGGACTTGCTGGAGGACCCACTGCGGGGAAGGCTTGCGGCCTCCGAGGTCTGCGGCATTGAGCGTGTCCATCCGCTCCTTTGCCGCCCGGCGCTCCTCTGCGCTCATCGGCAGCCGCGCGTATTCGACGCGGTAGCCTTCCTCGGTCAACCCCGACGTGATGCCGCTGATGTTGCACACCGCCGCGGACTTCTGCATCAGTTCTTCGTCACCGACGCGGAAGTTCGGCGCGACCTCGCGGGAGATTTCCCGAACGGCCTCGTTCTTCACCTCAAGCGCATAGCCGCTCTCAGCAGAGCCGCCCTGAGACCAACTGCCCGAGCTCAATCCGAACAGGCCCGCGGTGCTGCGCTCGAAGGACGCCACCGCGACCTCAAGGCGCTCCGGGTCAACCCCAGCGAGCCACTGCCCCATCTGGGCAGACTCCATCGCGTCCGTCGCGAACTGCATCACCGATGTGGGGTCTGCGGGAACGTAGGTGGCGTTGGAGTACCCCTCGCCGCCTGTGACGCTGCCGCCTCGGAGACGCGCGTTGACGGTCCACCGCTGAGCGAATGACGCGTCCTTGACGCAGTGGACCCAGAAGGACCAAAGCACGGCGACGGTCTTCGTGGCCTCGAGCGCTTCGATGTTGTCCCACGGGTCCAGCAACTTCCCGCTGGCCTCGCGGTGGTACAGCACGTAGGGGATGAACGGCAGTCCCTTGCGCTCCCCTTGCGACCATCGCCACGCGAAGTCCGAGCCCTGATACCCGCCCTCTGGCGCACCCTCAATCACCTCGCTCGTGATGTCGATGTCCTCGGCGTCACCGGGGAGGATGATGCGGTAGTAGGGGTTTTCCGGGTCGTGGATGTTCCAGTCGTCAAGCGTCCACATGCAGACCCGCTTGCCGTCCTTCTCGAACGTGCGCGGGACAGCATGGACCAGGCGCCCCATCCGCATCGGGTCTGTGGCTGACTTCTCGATGTAGACCATGTCCATCGGCACGGATTCGTAGGTCAGGACCGTCTGCCCCTCGCGCTCCACCGTGTCCACAGCCATCAGGCCGTCATTGATGAACATGGTGCGCATCTGATGGCGCTTCCCCATCTGCCAGAGCATGGACGGGCGCACAAGGTCGGTCAGCGTCTCGGCCGCAGCCGCGTCCTCATTGCTGATGGTCGGCTCGCTCTTGTACAGCGCGGAGGTCTGGCGGGTGACGGTGCGCGCGAGGTTGCGCGCCATGGTCGGCTTACCGATGACCTCATCCCGAGGGTCGCCGAAGTGCTGCTGCATCTCGTCAATGAGATAGTCAAGCCAGCGCCCCTCAAGGACCATCCGCCGCTCTAGGGACTGCTGCCGCCTCTGCTCCTCGTCGGAGTCGCCTGGAAGTGGCGGGGAGGTTGACATTGCATTCTGAATGGTATCCACGCGCGGACGTTACACCGACGTTGCGACGTTTTGCAACACTGCTGATTTTGCG